ACGAGTACCAGTTATAGAGTTATATATTGCTCCACAAACTGCATCTGATAAGTCTTTAGACCCCTTTCTAGGGTGATCAACTTTATCACGAATAATTCTTAGTTGCAAGAGTTCATCTATTAAAAGTGGGATTTTTGGTCCGACGATTCTTTCTTCACCTACTAACATTGACATGTCATCATAATGTTTCTTTGCAACAGAAAGAGTTTCTGTATTAATACCAACCATTCTTAATTCTGTTTGAATATCGTGTGACTGCCAGCGGTCAAATGTTGCTTTCTTAATATTAAATCCTCTTGATCTTAAATCAACAATGAATTGTTTAACTTCTGAAAAGTCAACAGATTTATCTGACGTTGGTGTCCACCATCTAACAACATCTACAACAACTAGTGGACTAATAACTTCATGATTTAAGAATGTTTTAATCTGTACCCACCGATCAACATGGGACATTGCAACTGCACAATGATCATGTTTTTGTGCTAAGTCAACATGCAAGAAATATTCTTTATCATCTGTTGGCATGAACCAGTCATAAAATCTTCCAAGATCATCAACGCCATTATATGGTTGAGAAAAACATGTTTCAATTTTTTCCCTTGACTTAAAGAATGCATCGACTGCTTCTGGTGGCATACATGCAAATCGTGATAGTGCATCTACAGTATTATTAAAGAAAGAACTTTTAAAGTCTTCTATTTTTCTTGTTGGATTAATTTCCCAAGTTGGTCTTTTAAGAGCAAAAACTCTTGGAAAACGGTAAGCCTTAATTATGTCCTCTTGCCAGTCTATTGTAAATTTATTTTCATCAACATCTGGATCATCTAGGTCTGTATCAATAGTAAAAGTATGTGAGCGAATTACTGTTTCTTTATCTGCAATAACACGGTCATAACTTTGTTGGATAAAGTCACCTTTAAATCTAGGAAATGATAATAGGATTACTTTACCATAGTCTGGAAATCGTGAATCAACTGAGCCTCTATACATGTTATAGATTGCTTGTGCTGTTTTAGCATTTTCGTTACCTGATGTTGATTCGTTTCCAAAGCCAGCAATTTCATCAAGGATTACACAAATAACATTATAGCCTTCCCAAGATTCTCTTTCAGAGTGTCCTGAGTGACATGTTATTGACTTATCAAATGTTATAGCCTGTGCTGTTGGACGGTATTTTCCAACAAACCAAGGAGAATCTTCAATTCTTTTTTTAAATCCTTTGAAGAAAACATTTCTTGCCTGTTCAGCATTGATAGCAATATTAATAATGTCTATTGAATCACCGGGAGGTTTGCCAAAATATTTTGCTGGATCTTTAAGGCAAAGAAGTAAATAAACTAAATAGGAAACGGCAATTGTTGACATGTAGTCTTTGCCGCTTCCTTTGCCTAATTGAAGAATTACCTCATTACAAGTTTGTTTATATCTTTTTAAACCTTCTTCTTCACCAAATATTTTTATCAAAGTATCTTTTCTATATATCTGAGTCATTGCTTTAATGCATTGATACTGATATTCAGAAAGAGGTGGCAACCTTAAATATTTATCACTTGTAGTAAACTCTTCAATAGAAACTGGATACTCATCAAACTCTTCACCATCAAGTGCTTGAATAAAATCATCAAACATTAGTAGCCCTCAGCCTTTCCAGTAACATCGCTGAGGCGAGAAAAAACCTCTTTCTTACAGTGATTACACTGAGAAACAACTTCTTTCAGAATCTTAACTAATATTTCTTGTTTTCTTTCTGTTTCAATAATTTGTTCTGCCATTTCATTATTTTCAATAAGACCTGCTTTTTGTAGCATGTCTATTTGTTTTTGTTGAATTTCGGCAACAAGTTTAATTCCAGCAGTTTTTTGAGGTAGAGAACCTTGTTGGTCTGACTGCCTAATAACATCCCATGCTTCTTCTATAAGAATGGAGTAGTGTCTATCTGCACCAGCAAGGGCTTCTTTAGCACGATTTTGTACCATACGATCAGAGTGGACTACAGAGCGCCATTCATTTAAATACTCTTGAACTTCTGTTCTTTTAAACCCAGTCTCTTTAGCAATCGTTGTTGGATTAGTTGTACCTTTTAAAAAAAGGTCAACTACTTTATTTATTCTTTCCCAGCGATCAGCCAGTTCCAGTTCCGTTGCCATTTATCCTTTTCTTCCTCTTTCGCTTAGGCTTAACCACACCCTTTAATTCTTCAACATAAAAAGATCTGAAAACTCCAGTTGTTGTTTCCATACAGTCTATCCAAGTAACATTCTTTGCAGAGTTATGTGCTGCTTTCATAAACTTGAATATAGACCTTTCATACTTAAACTTTAGTGGTGTTCCAACAGTTATCTCATCATTACCATGCTTGATTTCATAAAACACAGTAATTTCTGGATGATAGTAATAAGGATCGTTCTTCTGAACATTCTTCTTTCTTTGCACTGTCATGGCTTCTCCTAACTACTATCTTGAATGACCGCCGTTTCTAGTAGGTGACCAAACAAGTCCCGGTTTATCTATTCTTCTAACCAATTTTGATTGGCATACAGAACATTTTACCATGTCACGGCGTTCAATGGAAACAATCTTTTCTACAATCTCATCGCATGTTTTACATGAATATGTATATGATGGCATTAGTTACCATATCCTTTCTTTGCAACCTGTAAAAGAAGCAAGTATCCAATTAAATCCTGAATATCATTATCACCGGGATAATCTGAACCATTCATAAGTCTGTTTAATTTATCGTCTATGCGAACATATAATTGCTCAATAGTATTTGCCTTCGACATGATTCTGCATGGCTTTAATGCTGAGTTTCCATACGCTCTATTCTTTTTAATAAGAAAAGCCGCAAACTCTAAACATTCAGTTAGTATGGCTTCCTCTACCTCATTATTTGGAACAATTCCCCCTTCTTCTTTTTTCTCACTAACGGGGTATGTTTCTGTTATTCCGTCTGGATAATACATAAACTTCCAACTAGTTTCTCTCATGACCATTTCCTCTGATTCTTTATCAATCCTGCATCAACAAGATATCTATATATTGTCTGATGACTTGTTCCGGCTTCTTTGGCAATCTCTTCAATAGTTTTCTTTTCCACAACATATCTTTTATACAACCAAGACTTGCTTTTATAAAGTTTAGTCACTGTTAACCAACTTATTATAAGCATAGTAAGCGATACCCATAGAGTCAGCAACATCATGGTCAGTAACGTGGATAGAATATCGTTCATTGAAAAAGTCCATAGTCCTCTGTTTTCTAATATCTCTAGACTTATTACGATACCATACATCTGACTTGCCGGGATATTCTAGTTTTAAGTTTTCTTTCTCAACTTTAGAGAAGTTCTTATTTCCAATATATGGTTGCCAAGCGGATGGTGGTACAGTAACAATCATATCCTGATGATCTGCAAGTGCTGAAACAACAGCACCCACAATCATAGCCATTTTAATGGCTACATCCTGCGATCTTACCATAATTGCAGACTCAATGCAAACATAGTCAACATTAATAAATTCTTTAACAGAATTTGTTTTCTTGTGAGCATCTATAATTTTGTCGTAAATAGAGGTTCCAGAGAAATTAATCTTTCCCCAAGTTATTGGTTTGCCATTAAAAATGCAAAAAGCAAAAGAGTTAGTAGAAAGATCAACTCCTAAAACTGTTTTAGCCCTTGGTCTTGTTAACTTTGCTAGTGACAATTTCAATAGCCTCCATTATTTTTTGTTTATTATTAATTTTATTTTTATTCTCACAAAGATTACATACTGTATTTGAATTATACTTACTTAAAACTTGACCACACTCACAATATCTTTTAAATCCCTTAAGTCTTGCTTTATTTTCATAATATTTCTGCATAATTCTTTTATTTGTAGCACCACGACAACATGTTTGATCACAATATTTTTGATTCTTTTTTTTAGTTTCAAACTCAACTCCACAAAATCCACATATTTTGAAGATTGTTGTCATTTAACTCCGACCTTAAGATTTTCTATCTTAATTCCAGTCGGCTCCATAGAATTGCATAGTTCAGAAACTGGACAAGACTTACAAGCCCAAGTTGATTTTGTGTATCCTCTTTTTACCTGTTCTTTATTCTCCCAAGCAGCATGAACCTCACGCATCCAATCAAAAACATATTGAATATATTCTTTATTTCTTTCACTCATTTCGACTGGCACCGCTAAAAGTTCATGATTATCTTTATTTTCATAAAGAACAATACCCTCATCAATATTTTCAAGATGCATATAAATTAAAAGTTGTAAAAGATGACTATCGGAAGGCTGTCCTTCATTTTCTCTTTGAACATAGTTAGTGCTTTTTATTGTTTTAATT